GGAGATGGTCTTGTATTTGATAATTATTCACCAGAAACATTTTTTGGCACTAATGAAAAAAGAAGATTAACATTTAAGAACACTAGAATTAGTGCTACTGACCCAGAGGTTTTATTTAAAGGATTTTCTCAATTAGGAACAGGTGCTACTAGAGGTTGTCATCTATTTATTGGGAATTTTACAAGATTGAGCACTGGGTTTCAATGTGAAAATCAATCTTATAATGGTAATAAATTTGAGTTTTTCCATCCCCCTATAGGTGGAAGCACTAATGACCTTTTTAAACTCCAAGGATTTAACACAGCAGGAAGTTTAGCACCTAATAATGATTTTTCTGCACAGATGAAATTTAGTTATAATGGAAATTTGAATATATCAGGGACACTTACTGAAAGTAGTGACAGAAGAATTAAAGAGAATATTGTAGATGCTAACACATCTAATTTAATAGAAGACTTTAAAAAAATAAGATTTGTAAATTATAATTTAATAAATGATAAAGAGAAAATAAAAAAATTGGGGTGTATAGCCCAAGATTTAGAGCTTATTTATCCTTCTTGTGTTATTGATTATCCTAATTATGAAGATGATGAACAAGAAATTTTAAATGAAGATATTCCTTATATAAAACAAATAAAATATCAACCATTATATATAAAATCTATGATGGTAAACCAATATCTTTTAAATAAAATTGATGAATTAGAAGAAAGATTAGCAGTATTAGAAAATCAAATATAATATACTAAAAAAAATTAATATAAATTTTTTAGTATAAATTATAATCTAAAATAATATATATAATATGTTAAATAATTTTCAATTAATTGAATTAAGTGCAAAAATGGGTATTCCATTACAAGGTGTTTATTTTAAAGATGAGTTAAATGCTGATGATTTACAACCTAATAAATCTTATATATTAAATCTATCTGATGAATTTGATGAAGATGGTAACAGGAATTCAGGATCTCATTGGGTAGCTTTACATATAGGGAAAGCAGATGGTGTTATTACACCTTTTTATTTTGATAGTTATGGAATTAGTCCACCAGAAGATATTAAGAAAATTGTAAAAAAAAGATTTAAGAAAGATATTAATTATACAACTAAAAATGTTCAATCAATTGTTTCAGATGCTTGTGGATGGTTTTGTTTGGCATATCTACATTTTATAAATCAATTTTATAATAGAACAGGAAACATATTTTTAGATAGTGCCATATTTTTGGATCTATTTGAAGACCTTGATAAGTCAGTAGATTGGAAGAAAAATGAATTTATTTTAAAATTATTCTTTCAGGAACCAGGGAAAAAACCAAAAGGTATGGATAAAATATTTGAAAATCAGACTGAAGAAGATGTTAAAAAAAATATGTTAAATGATATTACTAAAAATGATGATAGCATAAAAATTGATATTGAAAAATCTAAAATAAGAAAGTAATTTATAATAGTTCCAATTTTGGAAATCAATATATAATAAATTATTTTCTAAAAATTGAACTATTTTTTTTTATTTTCTTTATATACTTTTTTTACTCTACTTATAAAGTTTTTATTATTATTATTGTAATTTGAACTTAATTCTTTATTATTTTTTATAAATTCAATTTTGTCTTCTATTTTATTTAATTGATTTTCTATATCATTAACTAATTCAATATATTCATCTGAATATTTTACTACTTCTTCTTTGGTATTAAAAGTTTGTTTTTTTATTTCACTTAAATTATATTTTTTGTTAAATTCTTTCATCATTTCAATAAGAGATTTTTTAGGTTTTTCTTTTTTTGGTTCAATAACACCTTTTTTTTTCTTATATATATTTAAATCTTTTTTACTAAAATCTATTTTATCTTTGCTTAAATCTATTGGTTCATTATCACCTTTTTTTGTTTGTGAATTTATAAGATCTCTTGCTAATCTTCTTTTTATAGCAGAGTCTTCTTGTGCCTTTTTTTTTAATCTTTTATCATCTATTTGTTTTTGTTTTAATATTTCACTAAAAGATTTTTTAGGTTTTTTATTGTTATCCATAATTTTTTTTACTTCATCATATTCTTTTGATCCTTTTTTTGGTAAACACCATTGACCTTTATTTTTATTATATTCTTTTAATGCATCTATCCATGGATTATTTTTTTTCATTCCACTACCTTGACTACCTTGATTTTGTTGTTGTTGTTGTCTTCTTCTAATAATGGTTGATTGATTTGGATTTTGTAATATTGGAATTATTCCAGGATTTGGATTTGGTAATATTGGATTAGGTTGTTGAATTATAGTTGTATTTTGTGGAGGTGGTTGTGGTTGTTGTTGTTGTTCTTCTTCTTCATCACTACTATCAATTATACCACCTTTTATTTTTACTATTTTTTTTAGTCTTTGAGATTGTTGAGAGTGGGCTTTTACTGCACCATCTAATTGAGTGGCTATTTCTTTTAATTCTTTTTTAATATTCACATTTTTCCCCATCATTGGACAATGTCCAGTGCCAGAAATTCTTTTTACATCTCTTGCTACACCTATTAAAGCAGTTGAAAATTTTTGTTGCCACTTTGGAATCCTTTTAACTAAATCTGTTAAATCTTGTTTTACAAAATCTTTATTAAAAGATGCACCTATTGCCTCTAAAGATGCTACTACAAAATCTTGACAATTATTTTTTAAAGCATCATATCCAAAAAATTTCTTATCTCCCATTTTTTTTCTTGTTTCTCTAAATAATTGCTTAATAGTAATATCTGGAATATTAGAAACTGGACTATATTCAACATTAGGTTTTCTAAATCCTTTTGGTATTTTCACAAAATGGAAATTTTCCTGTTTATCAAAAATAAATTTATTATTAATAATTATACCTAAATGAAATAATTTATCATAATTAGATTTATTTAAGAATTTTTTTACACTATCACCAGTTAAAAAGTCTAATGCTCCAGTTAATTCTTTTTCTAATGGTCTTCTAAATATTTCTAAACTATCTATTTTTTTGTCTCCTACTTTATCTAATAATGCTTGAACACTTGATGGAAGTTTGTTTAATATACCATCACCTGAAAAAGTTATTTTACTCATATAACATTATAATACATTTATTTTTTTATTAAAAATTTAATATTAATTATAATTATATAATGGAAAATGTTTATAAAAGAAAAGAAATAAAAAAATATCTCCAAAAAGCAGATAATCCAAATATTAATTTACATGGGTTAGATAAATTACCTTTTAGAATGGTTGTTGTTGCTCCTTCTGGAAGTGGTAAAACTAATTTTATTTTTAATTTATTAGAAAAATTCAGTAAAGGTAAAGGAACTTTTAACTCAATAACTATTATTTGTAAAGCCAAAGATGAACCAATATATGAATTATTAGAAGAAAAAAGTAAAAAGAAAATAAAAATATTAGAAGGAATTGAAAATATACCAGATATTAATAAATTTGAAAAAAACCAACAACATATAGTAATCTTTGATGATTTAGTATTAGAAAAAGACCAAAAAAAGATAAGTGAATTTTACATTAGAGGAAGAAAAAAAGGGATCTCAATTTGTTATTTAAGTCAATCTTTTTATAAAATACCCAAGACTATAAGACAAAATTGTAATTATTTTGTTATATTAAAATTAGGAGGAAAGAGAGATTTAAATTTAATCCTATATGAATTTGAATTAGGAGTAAATAAAAATGAATTAATTGAAATATATGAGGATGCTACAAAAGAAAAATTTAATATATTATTAATAGATGTTGAAGCACCATTAAATCAGAAATTTAGAAAGAATTTTTTAGAGTTCTATGAATTAGAATAGTTCCAATTTTGGAATTTTTAATATAATAATATATTTCCAAAAATTGAACTATTAAATTATAGTTCCAATTCTGGAATTTATAATATAATAATATATTTCCAAAAATTGAACTATTAAACTACAATATCTTGTTCAATAGGTTTTTTACTATCTTCAATAGGTTGCATTATTTCATCAATAAAATTTAATCCTAATTGATTAAGTGTAATTACATATCCATTTATAATCTCTCCTAATATCTCACCTTTAAAATCATCTAAATTATCATAAATTGTATCAATCCAAATATTTCTTAATGGTGTTATTTGTTTTGAATACCTAAATTTTTTATTGGGTGTTCTAAAAATTCTTATTCCCATTTTAAGGTTATTATTATATAATTCTACAACAGAAATATCCATATATAATTAATTAATATAATTATTTTAAATTAAATTTTTTTCTATTATTAATTATATATGTATCCTCAATTAGCATATTATTATAAACATAGAACATATAAGTTGGAATACCAAAAACAATATTATAGAGATAATAAAGAATATATAACTCAATATTATAAAAAATACTATAATAAAAAAAAAGATTATATAAATAATAGCAGAAATGAAAAAAAAAGTAAAAGTAAAATAAAACAATATTATTTAAGAAATCCATATTTAAAACCATTAGAAGATAATCCTAAAAAAAAAACAAAAAAACAAATTGAAGAAGCATTAACAGTTAGATTTGATTGAATTTAATATAAATGCATCTTGATTTAAATCATATAAATAAATTGGTATATTGTATTTTTCTATTATATCATCTATTTGTTTTACTGGTTTTTTTT